AAGTATTTTCCAGCTACGGGGGCAGTAAAGGAAGGAGTCGAAAAGTTGCCACCAGTATCGTGTAACACTGGAGAAGTGCCGTCAGGATCAACCTCAACCATCACAACGTCATATCTGGTTGCATCGCCAGTGACATTCGTTGCCCCGGCAGTGTGGGCGACCATGAACGAACAGGCAAGTTTACCACTAAGAGCCGTTCCGTTAACGCTGAACTCTTTTCCACTCGCTAAGTCTATTCCACCAGAGTCCACCGTTGCAATCTTCGTCAAAGTACCGGCAACCATTATATAGGTATCTAATTCGCAGTCTTCTGTCCCGTTGCTGACATCCGTCATCTTCCAATCTAAGGCACCGCCAATGGTCTGTTCGGGAGTACCTGCATCATTGTCCATCTGAACACGCCAACGAACTATCTGATTGTCTGCCGCCGTTCCCGAAGCAGGATTCCATGCCGTATCGAGCATCACCTTGGTCGAAGCCCCTGCGGCGTCATCGATCATGGCGGAGATGGCTTTATGTAAGCCATCTTCGTCATCATCTCCCGTGTTGTTGAAATGGTGACCGATCAGAAATCGCTCTTTGAGAGCGTCTGTGTTATTGGACACACTATTGAACTCTGATGCCTTCGTTGGATTGCCAACAGTCACGGCCACATCGTCATTAAAAACCTCAGTGAACGCCATCTGTCAAAGCTCCTTGTATCATTTGCTGTAGACGCATCATGACCTTGTCATTTTCGAACTCGTCCAATGCAGTGCGAAGCATGTAGATAGCATCGCTTCGGCTACACTCTCGATGAACACGGTCCTTAAAGTTAGACGTAGAATTGTCCACGAAAACATTTCCATCTTCGTCCTGCACAACCACAAATGCCGTTTTCCATGAACGATCCTTCTCTCGCTCTTCCTTGTCCTTGAAGTCCCTCATCCCTTACAACTCCCTTGACTAAATGCCGTCTCTCGAACGGTCTGCAAGTTACATTTTTGCGCGAGATACATATTTTTTTTCCATTAAAACCATTTACTGACGTTAAGTGATGTCGAATCCGAGGAAGTGGCGAAGCCGTCACCATTACACCAGTAACCATTAGAACCTCTCTCTGTCGCATCAGCAGAAGCATACGCCACAGCCGATCCAGTAGCCCAACGTCCCGATCCTAAGGATAGAAAGTCCCATGCGTTGAGTCTGACGGTCATGTTAGAAAGATCAAGGTCCATGCGTCTGATCTGAAAAGGTCTATCAGTGAAGACGTTGTAAGTGAGATCGATCTGATCGGCCAAGTTCTTCAACAGCGCCCTCGACGTAACCGTCATCTCAACTTCCGCAGGTTCCGTGCTAAAAGTTGCTACTTCTCGCTGGGCGCGTCCCTCCACTTCGGCTTGCTTGTAATACCAATTGTAATTCACTAATCGTTCAATAACAGCAGAGACATCAGCAACTGCGGATGAAAGAGCGTACGTATATTCTGAAAGATATCGAGCATCAATAGGACTGTAATTGTACTGCGCTCTTATCTTGTTCAAGTAAATGCGGTCAGGATCACGCGCAACGCCGAACTTGGCAAACTCTTCCGATGAGTTGCCAATGATGATATCCTCTTCTCGAAATGATGCGCGGTTAGCTTGAATGTCAAGATTGCGAGACTTCGGATTGTACTGTCCATCTACGAAGCGCATGTCAAAAGACGATTCTTTCAATACCTCACCGATAAGCAATTCAGTACTTGACTCTTCTGAAATAGTAGATCGAATTACTTCTGTGCCCGTTTCAATGTTCCCATCGTTATATGCTGTTCCACTCAGATCAACAGAAGAAAGACCCATGTATGCCGTCTGAAGGTTACGAACAACATCCATAGGTTTTTCAATCAATGTCCCATTCGTCGTCACGATCCCTTGGCAATTGACCTCTACGATATCAACCGTAGCGTCGTAATTAGTTCCTGTCAGATTAAAGCTGGCATCATTAAGAGAGAGGTTTGCTGCTGCCTGTGCTACGTTCATACGGATAGCGTTCTTCAAAACCTTATCAATACTACTTACACGGTGTCCTGCGATCTTGAACTTCTGCGTCTCTGTGTCTACGCAATAAGCGCGAACCTGAACTGGCCCCGGCTGATTGGATGCAAAATTACCATAGATAATTGGGATCGGCTGATTGACTGACTTTGTTTCGAGGTTCGGATAATCATCTATTAGAAATCTGTCAGCCGGTAGTGTTATGCGAGACTTCAGTCTCTTATCAATAATGTTAAATGAAGCCCCTTGCTCATTCCATGAAACACCGGCAGGATGTGCGATAACACCGGGAAAGACTTTTGAGTAGTTTTCTTTCCTGACTCCTTCGCCAACCCAGATGTCTACTTCTCGATTCGCTACCGTATATGTCGTAAGAATATCCTCTATGGCTCCATCCCTATTATCCAATTGCACATCAAAGGTGGAGATTGTTTCCTTTGCCTCAAGAAACGTACCCAAAGAACGAACAAGACTTCCTTGCTGCGGCAAGCGACCCTCATAAAACACGCCTGTTAGATTCGTTGTCTGTATAGACAAATCCTCATCGGCATAGTACAGCGTAGTCCCATCGAGAAATATCTCAGCAAGGTAATGAAATTCACTGGACTTGGCTGATGGATTGAAAGCCATGTCAGTTCTTTTCCTGAAACGTAATCTCTTGGAGATTGTACTGACGAAGAAACCGCTGCTGACGCGCCATCGGATTCATGAACTGACAATAGATCGTGTTGTGATGAGGACGCTCTTCTGGGTCGAGAGCAAGCATGAAGGCAGTGTGCATTCCCACGGTATTGTAGATACCGAAAAGCTCATCGAAGTCATCCTCGTCCAGATCAAACACAGAATACGTCATCTCCATATAACCGGGACGAGTGTTCGCGTAGCCCTGTCGCCCTGCTGTGCGCGAGATACGACTCGGATCGACATGAGTAATCCTGAAACCATCTCGAAGGTTGCGATCAGGCTCGATGTATCTTCCAGCCATGACCCTGCCAAGCTCCAAATAAGTACTGGAGTTCGTACTGTCCTCCATGTACAGCCGCCAGAATCGATGATTTTCTACTGATGAAAAGAAATGCGCCAGTTTCGGTATGACGTTGCCCTGTGAGTCTGTGGCGACAGACAATGCCGTAGACAATGCAGGACCAGATGTCCAAGTGGAGGTTGTGTTTCCTTGCAGAAGCAACGTAGCGTTCACAGTAAAATTATGACGACCAATAAACACCGCGTTGACCTCGGCGGCGGTTTCGGCTCCTGAAACCTGAAGCTGAATCCACTCATTCACAATACCTGTCGTACGATAGACCTTTCGAACCAACTGATCCCGAACATTGTTTGCTGCCAGACCAGAAGTCGCTGACGATGCCGTGACGGTGGAATCGTCAAGAATATCTGAAATAAGGAATCTTACTTTATTCGCCATTAGATTTCCGACACCGTGCGGATAGCCCTGCTGTCCATTTCGAACTGCCCAAAGCGAGCCTTCTTCTGAAGCGAGTTCTCAATTGATCGCTGAAGCTCCGGTAACGCCTGCTGACGAATCAACGTCATAATCCCTGAGTCTCCCATCCCGTTAATAACGAAGGTGACGTTAATGGCTGCTCCTGCGTCCTGTGCCCGCGCCTGATCGTTCGTCAGTACGCGCTCGCCTCCGTGAAGCATAGCAGGGGTGCCTTGGTTCACAGAACCGGGAACTCGATTAAGTCCTCGTTTCGCAGTGATGGAATAGCCTTGGTCGGCAAGCCAATCAGCCGCATCGGCATTATTGTTTTTAATCAATCCAACAACATTGTTCCATATCGCAGACCCCATAGGAGCAAATTGTTCTGCCCATGTACTCACACGGTGTTCATTCGCAGCCGTACGACCAGCCCCTATGCTAATAGTTCCCTTGCTGTACTCTCCCAATGCGCGATGAAGCGCAGTGCTATCGCCAGTACCAGCGCCAGAGCCAGTAACATACATCTGTTGACCGTCGCCAATGGCATCGGCGCCCGCGCCCTTCCCGGCCCTATGGCCTGCGAAACTGAGAATGCGGCCAAACTTATCACCAGTCTCAAGAAGCTCGACCATATCGAATCCAAGTTGTTCAAAAATGCTCAACACTTCTTCGACTGAAGATTGCATTTTATCCACCATTCTGGGGCCGACTATAACGTCTTCCCCTCTGACCGTTTGACCGGCCATATGCAGAATCTTCACGAAGTCTTCTGCTTGTTCCTTCGTTGCTCCGACCTGTTGTCGAACAAGGGTCACCATCGCTTCAGACCCTTTGTCCGAACGAATCGCATCCGTGCGCTCGGTTGTTCCGCGTCCTGCGCCCTTATGCGTAAAGGCAGCCAGACCACCTGTGCGCTCAAAGAACCCTTCCAAGCCGCCGAACGCTTGGATGTCGATGCCGAGGTCTTTGATGCCTCGCGACGTGGCTTCGTCGTCCAAGTCGAAAATCGACCGGAGCGCACTACCGACGATTGGAATATCCGCCACAAAGCCAGTGATTGCAGCCCCGAAAACAGCACCTATCGGTCCTGCTATCGCACCACCTATTGCGCCACCAATCATCGCTGCGTTTTCGGCAATTTCTGACTCGAACAATTCTCCAATCTTCGAGCCGATGACAGCACCTCCAATGGCACCAATCATCGAATTGCTAAAGCCGGTTAGATTGACGCCCTTGAGCGTTTCACCGAGAGACTTGACCGTGCCTCCGAAAGTATCCTTGATTGAGCCAAACGAGAGCTTCAAACCTTCTTTCAATAGACTAAACGCGTCTTTACCAGTTTCAAAGAATTTATCAAACGCACTAAGACTAATATCGAACGCACCTTCAAGGCCCGACTTAAGGGCATTAAACGCGCCTTCAACAGGAGAAAAGAACTTATCAAAACGACTTGTATCCGGTGCGCCAAGTGCTTTGTCCAAGCCGTCGCCCATCCCCTTAAAGGATTCAGCGTCCGCATCAAAAAACTTGTCGAGGTTTTTAGTGTCTGGACTGAATACACCAACGATAGCTTCCTTCAATGTATCGAACGTACCAGCAGTGTAATTCCAAAACTTGTTCAGGTTGTCTGTTGCAAAACCGAATGCCGATTTTAAGCCTGCTCCTAAGTTTCTAAAAGTGCCTACGCCAGCGGTCCAGAACTTATTCAACTTCTCTCCCGCTCCTTCAAATGCATTTGCAATGCCGCCCTTCAATGACCTGAAATGCATCTTTGTAGCAGTCCAAAACTTATTCAACTTCGTTCCCGCTCCCTCGAATGCATCTTTGATGCCGCCCTTCAATCCCGAGAATGTGTCTTTAGTGGCGGTCCAAAACTTGTCCAGCTTCTTTCCCGCTCCTTCAAATGCACTCTTTAAGCCTCTTCCCAATCCCAAGAATGTGTCTTTAGTGGCGGTCCAAAACTTATCAAACATCGACATCTCGCCTGCCATTCCTTCAGCAACGGCTCCACCGGCCTTTTTTCCAGCAACTCCAAAGACTCCCTTCACTGCTTGGGAAGTCACTGCTGACCACACGCCACGCATAAGAGCGCGAGCAAGCAGGGCTGGCACCTCTTCCTCCATACCCTTCATCAGCGCCGACTTCAGAGCTTTACCAGCCCGCTTAAAGCGACCCATTCTGCCAGTGTCATTCTCTATGTCATTACTAACCTGATCAATAGCTGCAAGGAACGCAGAAATTTCCTCGTCTGTTAGTGCGCCAAGTTGGAATCCTTCTACCGTTTCTCTAAGCTCTCCTATTCTGTCTTGAAATTTCTTGGGAATATCGGAACTCTCCATATCCGACAATTTGTTTAACATAGTATCAATGGCACGGCCAAAATTATCAGACGCGACAATTACTCCCGCAGTACTGGTGCCTTCTTGGTCGAAGTTGACGAACTCCCTAAACTTCTTAACAGACTCTTCAAGAGTGCCGAGGTCTTCAACTACATCTTTCATTACCTTTTCTTTATCATCACCAAAAATAATAATGCCGATGGCATCCGTAAGACCTGTCTCAACGTCTTCAAATGTACCCTTAACAAAGCCAGCAATATCCTCAGACCACTTTCCTAACTCCTCTTTATAAGATTTAATACCCGATTTAATCCCTTCGAACGTCGCGTCCCAAGCCCTCTTGATACGACCCGCCGTTTTCTCTGCTTCGTCAGCCACTTCCTTTTGACCCTCTACGGCTGCGTCAGCAGACACCGCAAGAGGATCGAACAAGGTGCTGCCCTGTTCTTTCAAATCCTCAAATCGCTTACGAAGCTCGCCGGTAGGATCAATCGCGTCGGCTATATCAAAAAGAGCCTCGCCAGCATTCCCGATTTCCTCTTTGTATGCTTCCCATCCCTTTTTCCCACTATCTGCAAGTATCGCACCGAATTCGCCAAGCGCATCTCCAGTTTTGCTGAACTCGTCACTGAAATCAAAGCTGGGAATCGGAGTATTATTCAGTTCTTCTGCTGTGCTGGAAACACTATCTCTGAATTTCTTGAACTTGTCACCAAGGCCGGGAATCCTGCTGATGACATTTGTCAGCATCCAATCGGCAGCACTAACCACGCCGCCAACAACAAATTTCTTGAACGATGCGGAGAGCCACTTCCAAAGGCCCATGAAATTCACATCGAACAACGACATCACGATATTAACACCCTTTTCCCACATCTTCTGGCTATTTGCCCAAAACTCCGCAACGAATCTCAACATGCCGCGCATGTGAGCAAAAAAGATTTTCGGCAACGCCATGAGAATTTTGCCCCAATCAATGTTAGCAAAATTCGAGACGACTAACTTGCCGGTGTCCCACAACAGGCTGAAGGTATCTATAATGAGTCTAATGCCGTTGATGAATCCCATTGTGAATCGGAGTGCGCCGGGAATCCACACAGAGGTTATCGTCGTAAAGAACCCCGTGGCAGCTTCCCCTCCCGGCAATAGCAACGCAATTGCCGCCATGACTTGCTTAAAGCCGTTTGTAATTGGACCGAAATCCATCTCCATCATGGTCTTGGACATAAACTGCACAGCTTCACCAAGCTGTCGATTCATTCCAATCTCTGAAGACAGCTTTCCAAAAACTTTCGTCTTTACATTTCCCCACCTCACCATCTCTACGCTGAAAGTGGGTATTACTTTTGAAAATCTTTCGCCAGTAACTGTTGTCTTAAGAAGAGCTTTCGCAACTTCTTCTGCTGCAATTCCACCGTTCTTACGGAATTTACGAAGCTCTCCAATCGTAATTCCCATACCATCAGCAAGTGCTTGTGCAACTCCTGTCGTGTTTTCCATGACAGAACGCAACTCGTCGCCGCCCAGAACACCTGACGCCATGCCCTGACCAAGCTGAACCATAGCTGCTGCTGATGATGAAGCTGTAGCTCCTGAAATCGCAACTGCCTGAGAGACGTTCGTGGTTATCTGGAAAAGTTCTTCTTGTGTCAGGCCGAGAGTTTCATTCGCCATTGCGAACCGCTGATACAATTCAGTGGTCGGCCCTATTTGTTGGCGAGTCGCTTGCGCTACATCAAACAACTTTTCTTGAATGTCTGCCGCATGGTCGGCATTCTTAGCAAACAAAAGCAGCCTATTGGACATGCCCTGCCATGCATCTCCATAGGCTATCAATCCACCGATGGTGCCAGTGATTACTTTGCCAATGGCTTGGAGGGCCACAGTGGCCCCCGCAGCAGCAACATTACCAAGAGCCATTGCTCCAGCCATTTTGCCGAAGCTCATTCCCACACCAGCCGTTTGCTTACGGACGCCGCCCATCCCCTTCGATCCGCTCAGTCTACCCATAGACTGAGCGATCTGGTTCAGGACTTTACTGGCATCGTCCTTGGCTGTTATTTTAATTACTACTTCTTCGGCCACTTATCTACCGCCCTTAAGAATGCGTTCATGCGATGTTCGATGCTGCTGTGCAATCTTATCTTCTGCCTTATCGTCTGCCTGTGCTCTCATCACCTCACTGTAGATGACTTCAAAAGCCCACATAATCCATGAATCTTGCTCCATCGGTGTTCCTTCGTGAGGCAACTGCTGACGAACTACTGCGTAGCCCTCCACTGCTGGCATCCTCACGTGACACAGCCAGAACAGATCAATTACCGGCCAAAGATCAAATCCCGTAGCAGACACGGGACACTCGTCGATGAAAAGAACGCCTCCTAAGTGGTGACGCTCTCCTCCTTCTGAATCGTCGGAGAACTTTCCACAGCAATTGCGGACTTCTCTAAGACCGCTACGGACACATCCTTGACATGACCACCGGAGTCCGCGACCGGCTGCTCGGACTCCGGTTCTGAGTTTTTTTCCTCTTCCTCTGTGCCAGAAGACGCAGATAGAATGTTTGAGAAAATCTCTCCCAACAATTCCATGTGCCCTGTAGCCAAGGCATTGAGAACACCCTCAGAATCAGTGATCTCTACATCGTCCACGATGACGCCTTTCCAGTGGAACACATACTTTTTCAAGACTTCCTGCACCAACCCCCAATAACGAGTAATGCTATCTGGGTCGTCCTGATCAATTTCAAATCCGCCCATTAGGTTGACGTTTGTATCGCGCTGAACTTCGAACATGTCAGCGATACGCAAAGTCTTGAATTTGACGGCTATCTGCTCATTCACGGGAAGATCCCGGTTATTTCTCCACTCGGGAATGAACTCCCGATCCTGTCTGTTGATCTTCAGTGCCATGACTTCTCCAAAACGTGGGTTCAACGTGAGGGGTAGAAGAGAGCCTTTTGCGCGAGGCTCTATATTTTTTTTGGATCTACAGAATGCGGAGCTTCACAGAGTCGTTGCCGTTAGTGCCAAGCGCACGACCCGCCATAGAAACCCGCACCATGTCCTGATCTGGAACGTCAAGAGACGTGAAATCCCACTCAGCGTTCTTCATCACAAAGCGGAACTTCTTGTTCGCCTCAGAACCGATGTCAAGCTGGATATTCTTCGATGTATTACGCAGCATGTCGCCCATCAAAGTGCCAAAGTTATCCTTGTCGAGCAAAAAATCGAAGGAGAAGGTAACATTGCGACGATCCGTCCTGAGAACGCGAGATGCGCCGTCCTCTCCAACCTCTTCGTTTAGAAGCGAACGATTGTCTTCGATGGTGATTGAACCGCCCAAATGCTTGATCGTAGACGCAGAGCCATCAAGAGACAACAAGCCCAAACGCCCGTGAAGCGGAGAACCTGCCGTGGTAGCAGTTGGGTTGTAAGGCACAACGGCGCGCCCACTGGAAAGCGTAACTTGCAAAGTCTCGCTGAATGATATGACCTTGTTGGTGTAATTAATTGTATCAACAACAAAGCCACTGCCGTTACCAGTGTCCTGTGTTATAGAAATGCCTTCGCCGGGGCGATTAAAGGCAACGCAACTTCCTCTTGACAGTTGCAAGGCGTTCTGCACACGAAACGAACCAGCGCCAGTACCGATATTCAAATACTTAGATGTGATATCAACAGATGTGTTACCAGTAAAGCCCCACTCGCGAGCTTGGCCGCCAAACACAACCTGTGCCAGACCGTTATTTCCAGCAGCGCCCCATGAAATCTCTCCGCGATTGACGATAGCTCCACGCAAATGCTCCTGAAGCTCGGCGGCACCAGCAGACCCGCCCGTACGGATACCGCGACGGATTGTCAATGAGTTCGTATGTGCCGTTGCGAAGATGTACTCGATGGACGTAGCGCCTAACGACGTATACCCGAAAAGATTCTCCCAAAGGAAGGAATCGTCAGGCAAAGTCGTGACATTACCGTTTGGCAGAAGAAGCTTCGTGATATCGAAATCGGCATTCTTCCGTCCAACGAAACGCTCTACGTGGTCAGCACTTCCCGATCTGTCGGGACGCACTTCACGTTCCTCCCCGCCAGTGAATGTCTCACTAACGGTGTACATAGCTTCCGTGCCCTGAATTCTACGAGTGTCGTCGTAGGATGCTTCTCGACTGACATACAGTACAGTTTGTGAGCCGGGAAACAGCTCGTTAGCCATTACTTACCTCCTTTTTCTACGTCCGTATCACCGGACCCTGATTTTGCACCCTTGCCCGTGCGAGAAGACATGTCTCGTACAGGCTCGAAATGCTTGGAAGGACACAAAGGCGCTTCCACGATTTGTCCCGGCAGGACTTTCGCCCCGCTAAGTCTCATGGTTGCCGTGCCCGTGTATCTGAACTTGGGCATAATGATTCTCCTCTTTACACGTTAATCAGTGCGCGGACATTAAGCTGCGCCTCTTGGAGCAGCGAGTTTCCCTCCTGAACCAGTGGTGAATACTCCTTACTGACTACGATCAAATCAGCCACTGATCCGTTCAGGGTAACATTGTCAAGGCAGACTTCCTCAACGGCTCGCACTGTCCGCATAGCGCGTCGTTTCGTCTCCTCTTCTGTCTGTCCTCGACCAGTAACAGCAATTGCAATCTGCAAGTAGTGATACTCAATATTGTACCGATACTGACCATCATCTGGAACTTCCGTACGTTCAGGGATGACGCACATCACAGGATAATTGGGAATCTTCTCCTTCTCAGAGATGAAGTAGCTGTCTGCGTCAATATCCTCCAAGGTGATGCCATCGCCATACTCTGTGTCCAGCGTATTCAACTGCGCGGGAAGACTTGTCTTCATCTGGGCAATAATGGTATCTGCCACGTAAGTGATGTCCCTCTTGCCAGACACTTATTTTCCTCGCGTTTTGTTCTTGACCACGAAACGCTTGAACATCAAACCCCATGCCTTCTGCTTGATACGTGGAATACGAATGGGATTGCGCTTCGCCATCCGACCTTTTCGGCCAGCCTTGAGGATCTTGGAGTAGGAAACTTTCGTTCCGATCTGCAAGCTCTTATTGCCAATAACACGAAAGACAAACTCTTTATTACTTCTACTGGTGAGACTATTTCTCAGCCTGCCAGTACGCACAAGAATCGCAGAAGGGAAATTGTGTGCCCGTTTATACCTAAGAGTGGACGGCTTCAATTTAGCCCAGCCACGCATCCCATGAACCGCACCTCCAGATTCGAAAACTGTGCCCTCGAACTTAGCGAAATCATCTGCAATCGTTTCGAAGATTTTCATGGGCGACTTCGAGCGCATAGCGATCCCAATCACATGCTTCTCAACCTTCGCAATATTGAGGACTCTAACGTGAATGCCCATTAGAAATTCATATTTCGCGTGAACACCGGACCTTGCTCTGTCCCGCTGATAACATGAAACTGAGCTTCAGGCTGTTGTTCATCTGCGGCCTTCGAAAATGTGCCTGTACGAACCGCGCCAAGAAGAACGATGTTGCCTGCATCGAACTCCTTCCACAAGTCATTACGCCTATCCAGAAGAACAGAAGCATGTTCAGATACTTCACTGTTACCAGCAGAGTACTGGATCTGCTCAATCAAAGAAGCAGCATCAAGAGAATGAAGCCGTGCAGCCATATTAATTGTTGTAGCATTGCCTGACGGAATTGGAACATCATACCCCTTCCGATCAAACATGCCATTGATTACATCGAAGCTTTCGCGAATAATTCTGATCGCTTGCACTTTCGACGGTCTGGTATCGGCATCAAGAGACATGTGCGGCAGTAGCTCCATGACACCCGCGAAGGTGGCATAGCAATCAACACCAATCTCCAAATCTAACGTCGCATTCCTTGCCATTCAGGCGATCTCCAATTCCCTCTCAAACTGAGGTGTGAAATTCCCATACATAGCAGACAGTTGATCGCAGTGCGACATAACCCACTGATCGATCCGTTCTAAAGCATCTTCAGCAAAGACTGTCGGGTACCAGTGATAGCGATCCTCGACCTTCCTCGTCTCGGAGAGATAAACGCCGAAGTCGGCTCGACGCGGGGATGGAACTGTCTCGATAGGAATCCGATTGCCGGTGATGTGCCGACAATAATCTGTGCATTCGCGCAAGGACATAGACGAATACTTGCCGCCACCAACATTAAACACTTCTGCTCCCGGCTCATGAAGCTGTTGAATCTGTAGCTCGATCAAACGACAGAGGTCGTCTATGTACAACACATCACGGACCTGTTTGCCATCAAAGCCGATGTATTGGAGCGGCATTCCCAATCGATGAGCAATCACCCACCATGCAACCCAACCTTGTTCGGGTTTGCCCCACTGCCACGGACCCGCAAGGCAAGAAAAACGATTAATCACGGCTGGCATCTGGAATGCATCAGCGTATTCCTGCACCATCAGATCAGCCATGACCTTTGTCATGCCATAGATGGAGCGATCCCCGCCATCAAGCGGAGTTTTTTCATCGATGCAATGTTCTGACGACAAGCGGTCACCAACATCAAGAATGCGCTGATTATGAACGGCGCTAACAGGATAGACCTTATTAGTAGACCAAAAAATCATCCCGGCGTTCATCGCCCTGCACAAATCCAGAACATTCGCTACGCCAGACACGTTGTTGGTAAAGTCATACTGCGGATTATTGTAGCCATCCACTGCGGATGGCTGGGCGGCAGTGTCAAGGACGACATCTGCGCGGAGATAGCTATGCGGTTTCCCCCATCCATCAAACAAGTCCTCTCGACTTCGCACATCGCCGTGGTTGAATGCTACGCCAGACGCTTTCAGACGATCCAGATTCAACTCTGAGCCACGTCTAACGAGATTATCCAACACGGACACGTCAAAGCCGCTGGAAGATAGGTACACCGCCAGATTCGACCCCACAAAGCCAGCCCCACCCGTAATCAGAATCCTCACTTGCGTTTCTTTCCCCGCGCGGAAGGTGCTTTAGCTGCTGTCAGGCTCTTAGAGCCGTCAGAATGGACGACAGAGCCGCCTACGGTGCCAATCACGCCCCATCCGGCATGTTGGCACTCTATTGCCAGCTTGGCGTCCACAGTGGCGATTACAGCGCCTTTAGCGGTAGTGAGATCCTTCGCTGAAGCGTCTTCGATTACATTCACATCGTCAGGGTAACCGCCAGCTAAAATAGCTCGCTTAACTCCCTCGGCTTGTGCTTCGTTCATATTGTCCTCCAGTTGGATGATGTCTCCTACCTATATTATCGGAGAATGACATTTTTCATCGATGAAAAGTTAAAGACACAAAAAAAGACCACCTACAGAAGTAGATGATCCCTTAATGTGTCACAGAAACTCTACACAAAATTCATATGGATTGGAGGATCGTCGCAGACGATTTCTGATGGAGACTCACCTTGCTCAACTTCAGCATTGATCTCTTCGATGATCTGCGTAAATTGACACCGCTCACAACCACGGGCATCGAACTTATCAAAGTCCTGCTTCTTCTCATCGCTGCTCCATAGATCAATAAAGCGACGATTTTCCAAACTCTCACCGTGTTTTCCTACAACCAACCCACGCTCATTATAGGCGTAAATGCAACATCTATAGACATTTAGATCGCCACCGATATAGGTCGTGAAATGCTGATAGGTACAATTCTTGAACTTCGGCCTGCCCGTATCCAACTCATGCAGCTTTTCAGCCGTCCTGTCAATGATTTGGAAGGTATCACAAGCATACTCGTCAACTGCTTCCTTAACGAACTCAGTGATAGCGTCCCGACAGTGTAGATATGGCGTTGCACCGTCTGGATTGAACATGATCCCCAGCCGCATATTGTGCGCCCCGGCCTCATAGTAGATCCGCGCTGCCAGAACGATCTCCTTGTAGTTCCTCGGTGTCACGACGTAGCCAATGCCAAGAACAGTATCTCGCTCTTCGTCCTCGATTTCTTTAGCAAGGATTTTCACCCCATTAAGAACGCGATCCCACATACCTAATCCAACTCCGCGCACTGCCTTGTACGTCTCAGGCAGACCAGCGTCGATGCTAACGCGAATCCATGCCATTCTCTTGATCACTTCACGATGTGAAGGATCTACGATAGATGCTCCATTAGTAACAAGCGCAGTCTCCATACCGAGCATTTGTGCATAATCAACAATGACATCAAAATCAGGATGGACGGTAGGCTCGCCGCCGCCTGTGAACTGAACACACTTAACTCCCATTGTCGCGCAGTCGTCCAAAATCTCCTTGCATTTTTCAGTGGTGATTTGTCGTCTTGGATTCCGCGCTGATCTGGATTGCCCTTCTTCCACTTGAAACATTTGATTTGACGTATATCCCGACATGCGGTAAGCACAAAAGTCACAGTCGTGATTACAGTAGTCAGAGATGATCAACTGTACATGCACCGGCGTGGGATGACCTCCATGACGAAGCTCTTCGATCTTTTCTTTATGATGGAGAGCTTTTGTCACAGAATAAGGATTCTCTGTCATAGGTCTTCCTTCAGCAACTCTTCATTCAATAGGAAATCACACTCAGAACGCACTTCGTTTCGTCTCTGATTACAACGGTCAATGACTAACTGAAGCTCATAAAATTCAACAGCTTCGGCGGCGAGTTCGAAGCTTTCATCAATTGTTGTAGACTTCTTCATTATCTCTTTAAGATGCTGTATTTCAGTCTGTGTTTCCCAATATTTCTCATGCACTAACCTCAACTCCGCGAGGCAATCGTCAACTGACGTAGGCAAAGGCTTGTCATTGCCGTGATCATGAAAACGCAAGTGCTTATGAGGTATGTGGGACAGTTTTCCGTTTTGCACATCGAACAAATACGTGTCAGCCGCTATTTCAAGACATTTAGCTTGTTTACCGGCAACATCTGATAAAACAAGCCGATTATCCTTAGCGAACATCCTCTCCTTGAGCCGTTCTATGATAGCACGGTCCATAATTTGAGCGTACGTTTCAGTCCACATCAAGCAACTCGTTTTGCATAGAGAGCGAGAAGTTCTTTCGACGTATCGAGGTCTTCTGGTGTTCCCATGCCCAACATCATCGGCACAGGATAATTAAGTGGAGCCAGCCCATCGAGAATCATCTCGTTATAAGCCGGTGCCAGATAAAATTCGCCGTTTGTACGAATGTTCTTCTTCATCATCTGACTGATTGCATGCTTACACTGATACCATTTACTAAACCAGTAAACGCCGCATGTAGCGTCATAGCTGATCGGCACTTTTTCCACAATAGACCGAATATAACCGTCTTCAGACACATCGGCATAACTCCACTTCGGGCCACTGGCCTTGAACGTAGGAACACCGCCAAACGCGTCACGCCTACGGCAATAGTCCACAAAGTGATTCCCGTCCCAATCGAGCCACTGATCTGAATTGGCAATCAACACCTCATCATTATCATCTATCGCGCAATCAGCTAAAAGCACAGTTGCAGCCGCGCCTTCGGTAACACCGCTGATCGCTACGACGACCTTACTTGCCAAATTTTCAACTTCCTTGTGAAGCCTCTCAGTATGTTCTTCCAAAACAAGAAAGACAAAGGTGTCTTCATCACCATAGGGCATGTTGCCCACGACACGCTTAACCATCGGGGTGCCCAGAACATCTATGAACGGCTTCGGATCTTCGTATCCAGCATCCTTGAATCGTTGCCCTCGCCCTGCCATCGGTATGATGATCTTCATTTCTTGTCCCTCTCCACATCGAACTTTGTGTTCTTGCCGAAGATATTCCCCGTCCCATACATCTGTGATTCTGAATCAGCGACCCTTAAAAATGGATCACGATTGATTTTGCGAATCACAAACAAGCCCCTATCGTCGGCATTACCAAAGAACCTATGAGAGTTGATCCGATGAGATTGTCCTGAAAATAGCATAGACTCCCATGTCGATCCCCAATCCCTCTTGATGTACTTGTGTAATGTCCTGCCGGTGTCGAGAAACTGAGTGTCATGGAAGACAATAATGGCCCCCTCTGGCATATGAGGCTCCAATAATTCGAACTCCCTATAACTGTTTCGCTTGTAGCTATCAAGAAAGGCAAACTGCACCTCTCCTGCTTCCTCAACAATGTTGCCGATCTCTTCCTCTGACAGCCCTTCAATGCATCTCACTTGAGGGTGATCCTTGATCACTTCATCGATCAAATCTTGATTCGGCTCGATTGTGTAGACAACTCCTTCACCCCACATTTCCATTGCTTTAAGCAGAAACATCGTAGAAAAGCCATAGAACGTGCCTGTCTCTATGACGACTTTCGGTCGCTGATTAAGACACAACGCGAACAGCATAATTCCTGTGTGCGGATGAATGTTACCGGCTGAGATAGGAATGCGATTTTCGAAGCCGATAGGCAACTCCATGTGTGGATGAAGTCCTTCGCCGCTATGCTGTACGTATGGCCCGAAATCCTGACCGCTTGGATATGACAATCCAATCACCATCTCATCAAGCATGGCATATACAGGCGGACTAACAAATGAACTCGCTCGATTCACAAATGATGATTCCGGTTGGCCCTCACCGTCAGGCGGCAACTTGTCTTTCTGTCCATTACAAACAGTATGCGCCTCGGGATAAGGTCTATTCGTAAAATCGGGCTTGTGAAACTCGTCTGAGTATTTCATTTAAGATTCGCTTGAAGGTGAGATAGAGTCATCTCGCCATACTCCTTGTACTGCAAGACGCGCAGTCCCGCAGAACCAGCCGATTGCACCCCCCTTAGATTATCCTCTACAGCAATGAACTCACTGGCAGGAAAATTAAATCCCAATTGATGAAACTCACGAATTGCTATTTGATACGGTTCGGGCGACGGCTTCGGACAATCTACATCCTCATTGGACACGGACACGACGATGAAATCATCAAGGTTCGCCAATCGTAAAAGCAAATCAACTGACTTCCGTATGCAATTCGACACGCAGCCAATCCGATAGTCTTTACTGAGCGTGTGCAGCATCTCTACCCTGTCATCGGGCTTGATCACTTCCCGTGCCGCTTTCAAAGTATGCTTTTGTTTCGCTTGATAAATTCGGTCCTGATCATCAGCATCAATACATTTTACTCGTACCAGACGAGAAAGCTTCTGATGCGTTGACAATCCGTTGTACGTCATCTCATGGTCTTTGCGATCAATCTGTGTCCCAGACACTTCCTGCAACGCCATATTTAGAGCTTCATAGTGAATCTCACAAGCGTTGACAAGAATACCGTCCAAATCAAACAAAATGGCTTTATGACGCATGAAAGATAATCCCATCTCTGAACGTGTATGCTTGCTCTGCAAAGACATGCATGTCATCCAACGGGTCATCAGAAGACGACGCCTTATTCCACTCAAGAAAAGCATCTCCCAAACATTGCTCTGAACACCAATGATTTGTGATAGGGATGTTATTGAACAGCCCGTTACGAATCGCGTTGTTATTAACCACAAACAATTGGGGCTGGAAATCAGCCATGCCTTCCTCTTGTAGTCTACCGCCACCCATGCCTGCTTCTAACTGCTCTAACGTCAGATCGGCAACATGAAATTCTTGTCCGGTAGCTCGCATAACAGAGATGTCCTTCTTGCCCATCCTATCAATGATGAATTCGATGCCATGCGTATTCAGGATGTGCGTGTCTCCGGTGATGAACACAGAGTAATCAACGTC